AGTCTCTAGAGTTAATTCAGTATCTGACTTATTTAGATCAAGTATTGTATGGGCGCCAGATAGACGATGGGCTAAAGAAGTTATAGAAGAATGCAATGACTTCCCTTCTGGTGCAAATGATGACTTAGTAGATAGCACTACCATGGCACTGATGAGGTTTAGACAAGGTGGGTTTATTAGACTGCCTAATGATGAACCTGAGGAAGTGTATGGCTTTAGAAGCGATAGAAAAAAATTATATACGGTTTAAAGGATTAATATGGCAGATAATATAGATAAAGGTTTATACCAAGCTCCACAGGGGATTGCAGAATTAGCACCTCAAGAGGCTGACTTAAGTATTGAAATTGAAAATCCAGATTCAGTAACTATTGGTGCTGATGGTATGGAAATTGTTATAGAACCAGGCAAAGAAGTTAGTGAAGAGTTTAATGCTAACTTAGCAGAAGAATTAGACGAAGGTACTTTAACACAATTATCAGGTGACTTACTTGGTGATTACCAAAACGATATTAATGCTCGTAAAGATTGGTTAACTACTTATGTAGATGGCTTAGATCTTTTAGGTATGAAGGTAGAAGATAGAACAGAGCCATGGCCAGGTGCATGCAATGTGTACCATCCTCTCATGTCAGAAGCTCTTGTGAAGTTCCAAGCAGAAACTATGATGGAAACATTTCCAGCAGCAGGTCCTGTAAAAACTCAGATCATTGGTAAACAAACTCCAGAAAAAGAAGAAGCAGCTGTTCGTGTTAAAGACGATATGAATTATCAGCTGACAGAAAAAATGCCAGAGTATAGACCTGAGCATGAAAGAATGTTATGGGGTCTAGGTTTAGCTGGTAACGCATTTAAGAAAGTATATTTTGATCCTAACTTAGATCGTCAAGTATCTATGTTTGTTCCTGCTGAAGATATTGTCGTACCTTATGGTGCTTCATCATTAGAGACAGCAGAACGTGTAACGCATGTAATGCGTAAGTCAAAAAATGATTTAAAGAAATTACAAGTTGCAGGGTTCTATCGTGATATTGATTTAGGTGACCCTGATAATGTATTAGAAGAAGTTGAGAAAAAGATTGCAGAGAAGATGGGCTTTAATGCAACTGAAGATGATCGATATAAAATTCTTGAAATGCATGTTAACTTAGATTTAGAAAATGGTGATAGTGAAGATGGTATTGCAGTACCTTATGTTGTTACACTAGAATCAGGATCAGGTACAATCTTAGCTATTCGACGTAATTGGGACCCAGAAGATAAGAAAAAATTAAAACGACAACACTTTGTTCATTACGGATATATTCCAGGATTTGGATTCTATTGTTTCGGTCTAATTCATTTGATTGGAGCGTTTGCTAAGTCAGGCACAATGATTTTAAGACAACTCGTTGATGCAGGTACTTTAAGCAACTTACCAGGGGGTATGAAGTCACGTGGTTTACGAATCAAAGGTGATGACACCCCAATAGCTCCAGGCGAGTGGAGAGATGTGGATGTACCATCAGGCGCTATCCGCGATAACATCTTACCCTTACCTTATAAAGAGCCTTCACAAGTATTAAATGCTTTAATGAATCAGATTATTGATGAAGGTAGAAGATTTGCTAGTGCTGCTGATATGAAAGTATCTGATATGAGTGCAAACTCACCTGTAGGCACAACATTAGCAATTCTAGAACGTACATTAAAAGTGATGTCTGCCGTACAAGCTCGTATTCACTATGCAATGAAACAAGAGTTTAAATTATTAGCAGGTATTATTCGTGATTACACACCTGATGAATATTCTTATGAACCTGTAGAAGGCCCACCAAGAGCTAAAAAATCTGATTATGATGATGTAGATGTTATACCTGTATCAGATCCAAATGCTGCAACTATGTCACAAAAAGTTGTACAGTATCAAGCTGTAATGCAAATGGCAGCTGCTAATCCGCAAATCTATGATCAAGTAGAACTTAATAAACAAATGCTTGAAGTATTAGGCGTTAAAAATATTAATAAACTTATTCCTAGCTCTGAAGATCAAAAACCAAAAGATCCTGTATCTGAAAATATGGCTATTCTTAATGGTAAACCTGTTAAAGCATTTCTTTATCAAGATCATCAAGCACATATTCAAGTTCATATGTCAGCTATGCAAGATCCAAAGATTATGCAACTAGTAGGACAAAACCCACAAGCAGGATCTATTCAAGCTGCTGCAATGGCTCATATTAATGAACATATTGCGTTTGAATATAGAAAACAAATTGAAGATCAACTTGGTACATCGTTACCAGCAGAAGACGCACAACTTACTCCAGAAATGGAAATTCAATTATCTAGACTTACAGCGCAAGCTGCGTCACAACTATTACAAAAAGATCAAGCTGAAGTTCAACAGCAACAAGCAGAGCAAGCTCAGCAAGATCCGATTGTACAAATGCAACAACAAGAACTCATGCTTAAACAACAAGAGTTACAACTTAAAGCTCAAAAAACTCAAGCAGATATTCAAGCAGAACAACAACGTCTTGAACTTGATAAGATGCGTATTGAATCTCAAGAACGTATTGCAGGTGCTAACTTAGGTGCTGATGTAGTAATGAGTGAAAAAGAACTTAATGCTAAGCAGCTTATGGAAGGCACTCGTTTAGGTATTGAAGCTACAAGTAGAGATAAAGAACACGGTCACAAAGAAAAACAGCAAACAGCAGATATCCTAAATAAATTGGCAGAACACGGCCATAGGATTGAAGACAGAAACAAACAAAAGGAACAAGTACCGCCAACAATTGAGGAGTAAATAAATGGACCAAACGCTAGAGCTATTAATGTCTCAAATAGCTGATAGACGCAAACAAATAGAATTAAGTTTAGGAGACGGAGCAGCAAAGGATTATGCTTCGTACCAAAATGCAGTCGGATATATTCGAGGTCTATCTACTGTAGAAGAATTAATTAAAGACCTTGCAAAAAGAATGGAGACTTATGACGATGAGTGATCAAATACTCACGATGAATAAAAATCTGGTAGATACAACAGGTCGACCAATTGTTGTTCCAAAGCTTGAAGATATAGATGCGGAAGATATACCAATTGAAGAACGAGGTTTACAGTTACCTGATCCTAAAGGATACAAGATACTTTGTGCAATTCCTGATGCTTCAGAAACTTATCAAGGCGGTATTGTAAAAGCAGATTCAACTAGAACTATAGAAGAACATTCAACTGTAGTTTTATTTGTAGTACGAATGGGTGATTTATGCTACAAGGATGAAGTTAGATTTCCTACTGGCCCATGGTGTAAAGAGGGTGATTTTATTTTGACACGTGCATATGCAGGTACTCGATTTAAAATCCACGGAAGAGAATTCCGCATTATTAACGACGATACTGTAGAAGGTGTGGTAGAAGACCCACGCGGCTACACTCGCGCATAAGGAGAACTAGATGGCTGAGCAAAAAGAAACCGAAATAGTTTTTGAGTATCCGGATGATTTAGATAATACTGAGTCCCAGATTACCACTAATGATAAAGAAACTGAAGTAAAAGTCAAGCAAAAAGATAACGAAGTTAAAGTCGAAGCTAAAACTGATGACTTTGATTTAGAAATTGAAGACGATACTCCACCAGAAGATAGAGGTCGTGAACCTTTACCTAAAGAAGTTGTGGAAGAATTAGAGAATGATAAGTTAGATGATTATTCTGAAAGAGTGAAGCAAAGACTCGCACAGCTTAAAAAAGTTTGGCATGACGAAAGACGTGCTAAAGAAGCTGCTGATAGAGAAAAAGAAGAAGCTATTCGCTTTGCTCAACAAATAGCAGAAGAAAATAAAAAACTTAAGACTAACTTAAGTACTGGCGAAGAAACTTATATTACAACCCTTAAGAATGCTTTAGAGCATGAACTTAGTCTAGCTAAACGAGAATATCGTGATGCTTATGATTCAGGGGATACAGATAAAATTATAGAAGCTCAATCTAAAATGAATGATGCTCAATTAAGATTATCTCAGGCGACTAATTATCGACCTCAATATAAGCAAACTTTGCAAAACGAAGAAAATGATGTATATTTAGAGCAAAATCAACTTAAAGTAGCTAAACCAGATAATCGTGCCCTAAAATGGCAAGAAAAAAATGATTGGTTTGGTACAGACGAAGAAATGACTAGTCTAGCTTTAGGTGTACATGAAAAATTAGTTAGAAGTGGTATAAGCCCTTCATCTGATGAATATTATCGTCGTATTGATAGTACGATGCAAAAACGATTCCCAGAATACTTTGGGGATGCAACGCTGGACGAGGAACAACCCGCCCAACGCACTAAACCTTCGACTGTAGTTGCTCCGGCAACGCGTTCAACCGCGCCCAAAACAATCAAAATATCTAAGTCTGCAGCTGCTTTAGCTAGAAAACTTGGAATTACCCCGGAACAATATGCAAGAGAAACTTTAAAATTGGAGAATAGATAATGACTGACAGAAAAGATCGTGAATTAGACACAAGAGATGA